CACAGTAGGTACAGGTGTTGGCGGTACAGGATTAACTTCATTTACAAGTGGTGGTGCAGTTTATGCTACATCTGCTTCTGTTCTTACAACTGGTACTTTGCCTGTTACTGCTGGCGGTACAGCATCAACTTCTTTGACAGGTATTCAGTATTGGAATGGCACAAGTGCTCCTACTGCAGCAACTTCTGCTCAAGTTGTTTCTTTAATTAACTCAACCGCAGTAACTAATGCTACAAATGCAACAAATGTAGCAATTACAGACGATACAACTACAAATAGCGATTATTATGTCACTTTTGTAAGTGCCTCGTCAGGCAATACAGGTATGAAAACAAGCTCAACCAAGTTAAAATATCATCCATCAACAGGCGCATTAACCGCCTCAACCATTTATATAGCACCATAGGAATAAATCATGGGTCAATTAGTCTTTCAAGCAACAGCAGGCGGCCAAGTAGCCTTAGTTGGCCCTAATCCTTCTACAAACTTCTCACTTAATGTGCCAGCAGTTAATAGCACTTTAGCTACTTTAGCTGCCCAAACATTCACAGGGCAACAAACAGACACAGTAGATGCTTCTATATCAGGTCTTACTGTTGGTAAGGGTAGTGGTTCTGTTTCTACCAATACCACAATAGGTTATCAAGCTGGGTATAACAATACAACTGGACATGATTGCACTTTTGTTGGCTATCAAGCTGGTAACTCAAACACAACAGGAAATTATAATCAATTCTTTGGAAGGCTTGCTGGCGGTGGCAGCGCTGGCATAACTGGAAGCAACAATACTGGTGTTGGTTCTGCTTCATTGTATGTTGTAACTTCAGGAGCATCAAATTGTGCGCTGGGATACGCTACATTATCAGCAAACACTACTGGTAGTTTTAATAATGCTATGGGTGATGGCGCTTTAACTGCCAATACAACTGGCAGTAATAATATTGCTTTGGGTTATTCTGCTCTTAATGCAAACACCACCGCATCTTATAACACCGCAGTAGGTTATCAAGCTGGGTATAGTAATACAACTGGGGCACAAAATACATATTTAGGTCAGCAAGCTGGATATGGCGGAACAACAGCTAAAAATAACACCTGTATTGGTTTGCAAGCTGGTTATAGCCTAACCACAGGAAGTGGCAATACTTTTGTAGGACCATACAACGATGCTAATGGATACGCTGCTGGCTATTTTGTAACAACAGGTTCTAAAAATACCATTATTGGTAACTACGCTGGCAATCAAGGCGGTCTAGACATCCGTACAGCAAGTAACTACATTGTGTTATCTGATGGTGATGGTAATCCTAGAGGTTATTTTGATAATAATGGAGTATTTTATTCTACTGCTGGAGTAACAACTGGTTCTGGTGGTGGAGTAAGTATTGGAGCAAATTCAACAAACAATACTTTTTATACTTCATCATTGGGTTCTGGTAGTACAACAATGTATATCGGAAATAAAGCTATTACTGCAGTTTCAGATATTAGAATTAAAGATAACATTAAACCAACAGAAAGAAATGGCCTTGAACTTTTAAATCAATGGCAAATTATTGACCACACTTGGAATGACCCAAGCGATACTGCACCTGTAAATAGAAATACTCGTGGCACATGGGTTGGTGTTACTGCACAACAAATAGTTGATTCAACCCCTTGGCTTGTAAATGCACCTGATAAAGATTGCCCAAAATGCAAATTTGGTGAACATTGTGAAGAACATCAATCACTATGGCAAGTTGATTTTGAATATGCAGTTCCATTGCTAGTCAAAGCAATCCAAGAACTCAACGCAAAAATAACCGCATTGGAAAATAAATAATGTTAGAACTAACACCTGAACAAGAAGTACAGCGCAGTTACGATGCCGCAATGGATTCTGTAAACCTTATCAATGCTGGTAAACCTGAAGATATGTCTGATGAAGATTGGGCAGATACAGTTAAGCGTAATAAAGAACACCTTGAAATTCAAATTGCTAAAGGTGCAGAGTTTTATGGCGAACATGATTTAAGTCCTTTTACCACAGCAATCGCTAAATAATGTTTACTTGGAAAATCCTAGAAGTTTCTGCTAAAGATGGAGTGATTACTCATGCTCGTTATCATGTTACAGCTACACAAGACGATAAATCAGTAGAAACTGAAGGTAATTGGTATTTTGATTGCCCAACTGAAAAAGTGCCTTTTGACCAAGTTACCGAAGAAATGGTATCTAGTTGGATAGAAAGCGAGGCAGTAAAAGATGGTCAATGCCATATTACCGCTAGATTACAAGAACAATTAGAAGCATTAGAAGATACAGTAACTCCTCCTTGGCAACCTCAAGTATTTACACCAGGACAATAAAATGACACAGCCAATTGACATTATTTCAAGAGCACTAAAAGATATTGGCGCATTAGAAGCAGGTGAGACTCCGACACCTGATGCTGCTGCCGATGCCTTTGATATGCTTAATGACCTCATAGACCAATGGTCTAACGAGGACATGATGGTATATAACACTACTGAAATCATTTTTCCTTTGATTCCAGGACAAGTTCAATATACGATTGGCCCTAACCCTTCTACTGCAAACTTTATCGGTGCAGTCTTTACAGGCTCTATTTCAGGCAATATTCTAACTGTTACTAGCTTAACTAGCGGTGCTATTGCTCAAGGGCAAACTTTAAGTGGTACAGGCATCATAGCTGGCACTCAAATTGTGCAGTTTTTAACTGGTGCTGGCGGTCAGGTTAATGAAACTGGAACTTACCAGCTAAATATTAACTACACCAACGCTATTAGTTCTGAAACCCTAACTGCTTACTACCAAAAGCCATTATTTATTGACCAAGCGTATGTAAGGGTAAACACTCAGTCTAATGGTCAAGCTGTTCCTAATGGTGGTTTAGATTATCAAGTAGCGGTTTTAGCATTAGAAAACTACAACCAAATTGGATTAAAGACTTTGAATGGCCCTTGGCCTAAAGCTCTTTATTACAACCCTAATGCTATTTCAGGTAACCTATTTGTATGGCCAAATCCTAGTCAAGGTGAGATGCATATGTTCTCATCTACTATCTTTAGCAACTATACAAGTCTTAATGACAACATAGTGCTGCCACAAGGCTATTCAATGGCTCTTAGATGGAACTTAGCTGAACGACTAATGCCTATGTATGGCAAGGCTTCACAAACGCAAATCAGCATGATTTCAGCTTACGCTGCACAAGCTAAATCAACTATTAAACGCAATAACATGATGCCAATAGCTGCTGCAGGTTATCCTGATTCTATGTTGGTAGGTAGGGCGAAGGACGCAGGTTGGATACTGAGTGGGGGTTTCTTCAGGTAGAGGGTTTGTCCGCTAGTGTGATATAATAAAGATTCTTACAAAGGAGTCTTATCATGAAAACACTAGCAGAATTAAAAGCAGAAAAATTAGAAGTAAACAAAGCAATAAAAAGATTTAAAGACAACGAAGCTTATGCAAGAAAAATTGGTAGAGAAGTAGGAGAGCCAGGCAGACCAGCAAACACTCCTGAAGTTCTTTGGAGCAAAGTTGATAAGCGTGGTGAAGATGAATGTTGGGAATGGAAAGGCTTTAGGAATCATGATGGATATGGAAGGACTTGGATTAATGACAAAGGCTACTATGCCCATAGAGTCATCTATTCGCTTGTTTATCCAAACACAATTAGTCTTAATGCTCCAACTTCACAAAATGAAACAGGCTTTCTTTTACATACTTGCGATAATCCTTCTTGTTGCAATCCAAAGCATTTATGGGTTGGCAATCATGCTGATAATATGGCAGATAAAGCTGAAAAAGGTCGTAGCCCAGACTTTAGTGGTGGCAAAGGCCCTCGTTGCAAACTTACAATGGAACAAGCTAGAGAAGCTCGTTTGCTTAGGAAAACTAGTATGACTATTCCACAATTAATGGAAAAATTTAATTTAAGTCGTGCAAGCATGAAAACCTTGTTGCGTGGTGATTCATACAAGGAAAGCGAGTAATTTATGGATTTTGGCTTTGTAGGCCCTTCTTATGAAGCACCAAGTATCTACCAAGACGGACAAGAGTGCATTAATTTTCGACCTGAGATTGACCCTTTAAAGCTGCCAGGTCAAAGGGGTATTGTTGCCCTTTATCCAACCCCAGGACTAACTACTCAAGTCGTATTGCCTAATACCCAAGAAGTGCGTGGAATGCGTACTGTTAGCGGTGGCAACCAATTAGTAGCGGTCTGTGGCCCTTATGTCTATGTTTTATCCTCTAATCTAACTCCTACAATTATTGGGCAGTTAAATACCAGCACAGGTCATGTCGGCATTACCGATAACGGAGTAAACGTCTATATTGTCGATGGGGCTTATCGCTATACATGGCGCATTAATAATCCTCCATCAGCGACCATTCAAGCATCTATTTCAGGAACTACATTAACTGTAAGTCGTACTTATTCAGGTACATTGGCTATTGGTCAAGCCTTATATGGTATTGGTTTAAGCAATGAAACTGTTATTTTGTCAGGTTCAGGAACTACTTGGACATTAAATAAAAGCCAAGCTGTACCTTCTACGCAGATGTATGCTTCTGCAACCATTCCATTTCAAGGCGCAATCGCTGATGTAGTGGTAAGCGGTATTACTTATCATCAACTAACAGTAAGTCCTTCTGTAACGCTATATTTAGGTCAAACTATTGTCGGAACTAGCGTTTCTGATGGCACAATCATTACCCAAATTGTGACTGCTGGCTCTCAATACTATATTAACAAGGCATATACGATTAGCTCTGAGCAAATGTATGCCTTGAACTTTACTGTTATTCCTAATACAGATGGTGCTTTTACCGGAGCTGATGTTGTAGATACTGTAGATAACTACTTTGTTTATAACGACCCAAATACGCAATTATTTGCTGCTTCTGATGCCCTAAGCCCTATTACTCAGCCTTTAAGCTTTGCTTCTAAAGATGGCTCACCAGATAATCTTGTATCTTTAATCGTAGACCATCGTGAAATATATCTATTAGGCGAAAACTCAAGCGAAGTATGGACTGACGTAGGAACATTTCCGTTTCCATTTCAAAGGATTCCTGGCACTTCTACTCAACATGGCATCGTAGCTAAATTCTCAGTAGCTCGTGTTGGTAATTCTTTTGCGTATGTCAGCCGTAATATTCGTGGTCAAGCCCAAATTATGATGATGCAAGGGTATACCCCTACTCGTATCTCTACCCATGCCGTAGAGAATACTTTGGTTAATCAATATGTAGGCGATGCAGTAGCTTGGACTTATCAGTTAGAAGGCCATGAAGTTTACGTTGTATCGTTCCCTACACTAGATTTAACTTGGGCCTATGACAATACTAGCGGTATGTGGCATAAATGGCTTTGGGTTGATTCTAATAACGTTTACCATCGTCATCGTGGCAACTGCCTAGCTTTGTTTCAAGGCATGGTTTTGGTAGGTGATTGGCAAAATGGCAAGATTTACGAGCTAGACCCTAATAACTATACTGATGATGGCGATGAAATCCGCAGATTACGTAGATGCCCTCATTTAGTTGAAGATTTGCAAAGAGAGTTTTTTAATGAATTGCAACTTCAATTTCAGCCAGGTGTAGGCATAGGCGGTACTTTTACCAACACTAATATTTATGTAAGCGACCCTTATATCATTGGAGCTACACAAACAGTCGCTATTCCACCATTAGCAACGATTGTTATTGGAAGCGCAACTAATGTAGACCAAACCACTACATATACCAACCCTATGGCTATGTTGCGTTGGTCTAATGATGGTGGCTCTACTTGGAGCAGGGAATATTGGATTCCAATAGGTCAACAGGGTAAATACAAGAATCGTGCTATTTGGCGAAGATTAGGTACAGCTCGTGACCGAGTATATGAAGTGGTGATTACTGACCCTGTGAAAGCGGTTATTGTGTCTGCAAACCTAAAAGCCTCTGTAGGAGAGAACTAATGTCAAACGGATTATGGTCTACCTCGCAAAACAACCCTTATCCACAAAGCGAGTTTTTGGATGGAACTACTAAAAGACCGACTCGTGCTTGGCAACAATTCTTTTTAAATTTGCTGAACTTTACTTCTGCCACTTCTGCTACGGCAGGCTCGGCAACTTTGCCATCAAATCCTGTGGGATTTATGAATGTCACTATAAATGGTAAAAAATACAAAGTTCCCTATTATAATGTTTAGTAATGATACTCAAGCGAATAATGCCTGACGAAGTTGCGCAAAAATGGTCAAAAGTTGCTCCATTTATTGAAGATGCGCTTCTATATGCAGATGGTGATTACACATTAGATCAGGTAAGGTTGGCAGTAGTTAGTAATCAATGGTTGCTAATAGGTATTTTTGAAGGTGATTTTATTAAAGGTGCTTTAACTGTGTCGTTTATTAATATGCCAAATGACAGAATTGGCTTTGTAACGGCAATAGGCGGTAAAAATATCTTTAATAAAGACACCTATAAGCAGTTGGTGGAGATTTTGAAGCAATTTGGAGCAACCAAAATACAAGGTGGAGTTCGAGAATCTATTGCTAGATTATGGCGAAGAGTAGGGTTTAAAGAACGATACATTCTTGTGGAGAACGATATATGTTAAAAAGCAAGCATTCCGGTTGGACTTGGGATTTAAAAAGAACTCCTTTTGGTGGCGGTGGCGGCATTATTTCAGCTATTACAGACCCTATTTCTAGTGCTTTAGGAACAGATGGAAGCGGTGGAGGTTTATTAGGTGGTCTTGCAAGCCTTGATTCTGCGGTAAACAATGGTATTCCTGGCGGTTGGGCAACCATTGGTGGCGCAGCCCTTTTAGCAGCAGGCATTACCGACCCCACCCTTTTAGCAGCAGCAGATTCAGGCACTTTGTCAGATGCCACAATTACATCAGCAGGCTTAAATCCTGCAACAGTAGCTACACAAATATCTAGCGACCCTGCAGCTTTAGATTTAGGAACAACCTCATCAGCAGATGCTGGTTTAACAGGCGCAGCAGCAGGTAGCGCAGCAACAGGCGGTGTTGCAGTAGATGCAGCAGGATTGCCAATTACTGCTGATACAGGCGTAGCTGGTGGCACAGGATTGACATCAGGCGCAGGCGCAACAGGCTTAACTAGCGGTGGCACAGTAGGCTCTTTAGCAACGCCAGCAGCAAGTGCTATTGATGCTTCTGCAGGGCTTGCACCAGCATCAGGTAGCGCATTAGTAGGCACATCGTCAGGTCTTGCAGCTCCAGCAGCCGCAGCAGCAGGCGGTACAGGGTTATTAAGCAGTCTTGGCGGTGGTGGTCTTGGAACAGCTTTAGGCGTGTCAGCAGGCACAAGCGCATTAAGCAGTTTATTGGGCGCAAATGCTTCAAATAAAGCAGCTCAGATTCAAGCTAATGCTGCAAACAACGCATCACAATTGACTGCGAATATGTTTAATATTCAAAATCAACAACAACAACCATACAGAACTGCTGGCTATGGCGCTTTAAATACAATTAATTCAATGATGCCAGGTCAATATGTTCAATATGATGCTAATGGCAATCCTACAGGCGCAGGCACAGGATCAGGCTATTTAACTAATCAATTTAACGCTAGTGACTTAAATGCTCAATTATCACCTGGCTATGCTTTCCAATTACAACAAGGTCAGCAAGCCAATCTAAACGCTGCAAATGCGCTAGGTGGTCGAGTAGGCGGTAATGCGCTACAAGGTCTTCAAAACTACACACAAGGTCTTGCAACAACAGGCTATCAGAACGCATTTAATAACTATCAGTCGCAACGTCAAAACATCTATAACACTCTTGCAGGTATTGCAGGCATTGGTCAAACATCGCAAACACAAACTGGCAATTTGGCTCAAAATGCTGCTACAACTCAAGGTCAGCTTGGTGTAGGTGGCGCAGCAGCTCAAGCAGCAGGACAAACAGGCGTAGCAAGCGCATTGTCTGGTGGCGCAACAGGCGTAGCAAACAATTTATTATTGGCTAGTTTATTAGGTCAAAATCAATCAGCAGCAGGAACACCATAATGGCAAACTATAACTTTGATACTGATTTAACAGTTAAGCCTCAACAATATGGCTCAAATTTAGGCGATATTGTGAAAATGGCTGGTGGCATACAAGCATATCAACAAGCACAGCAAATTAATCCATTAGAAGTTCAGCAAAAAAAAGCTGAAGTTGATGCTAAAAAATTAACTTTGCTTAGATCTAGATCAGAAAACATTGCTCAAAATATTCAAGATTTATTGCAAAGAGATGATTTGAGCTATGATGATATTTACAAAAAAGCAAAAGAAATCAACGCAAATCAAGGTGGCGATGAAAATTCTTTAAAACAAGTAATGGCATCATTTGATCCAAAAGCTTCTGCTACTCAACACAAAGCTTCTTTAGCACAAGTATTAGCTAAAAATTTAAGTTCTCAAGCTCAACTTGAAAAACTGTATCCAGCAATAGCTCAACAAGATGTTGGTGGGAACTTAGTTTCTACTGCTCAAGGAAATCCTTTATTGGCAGCTTTACCGCCAGGCACTCCTACAGGCCCATATTTACAGAAATCTCTTGCACCTACAGTTGCTACATCACCTACTGGTGGCCCTATGGCTTTTGGCGGTGGTGGCATACCTCAAGCTGGCAATTTAGATAATAGACCTACTAATGTTCAAGTTGCACCTGCTGGCGGTGGCGCTATGGCAACAGCTATGCAGCAAAATGCACCTAGAACTGGCGTAACAGCGCAATCTATGGGCCAACCTAAAAATGCAGGAGCTGGCCCATCTGCTATCCCTTATGTTCAAGGCGAGCCTTATGATGCTTTTAAAGCTCGTGCAGGTGATGTTGCAAAAATGCCAGTATTGGCAGAAAAATCTTTAAATATTAGCAATCAAGATTCAATTCCTAATCAAAGATATACCAACGAAAAAATACAAAAAATGTTGGAAAATAAGAATTTAGATATTGGCCCTATTGCTAATGCTATTGCTAATCAAACTGGTGGCATTGGTTTGGATGCAAATCAACAAGAAATTATGAAATATCTTGAGCAACGTATTCGCATGGAATCTGCAAGAACTAATCAAGATCAAGCTTCACAAAGATCTGCTTTTGGCTCTTTTGGAACAAACAGAGAAGCGTTGAAACAAATTCTTTATAAAGACAATGGAAGTCTTGCAGGTCAAGAATTGTATCAGCGTGGCATTTTGAATCATGCTGGCGATATTAATAGACCAAATTTGCAATCTGTTAATAAATTTAACAACGAATACGCAAAAATTGCTGATCCTAAAGTTGTTCATTTGATTGGTGTTATTGGCGATAAATCTATTAAAGATTTAAGCAAATCAGATAAAAATCATTTGGCAAAAGAATTTTCTGGTATGTCAGCAGATCAATTCCAAAATTTATTGGACAAACGTCAACAATTAATTGATTTAGTGAATGGTAAATAATGGGAATCACAGCTCAAGATTTAGCTAATATTGTAAAAGGTGGCAATGCAGAAGAAGCTGCGCCACCTATTACAGCTAAAGATTTATCAAATATTGTTTCTAACACAGAAGTTACATCTGGTCGTGATTGGTCAGATGTTCCTATTCAAGCTATTACTAATGCTCCTAAAAGTGCATTAGAATTTGGTAAAAATATATATGAAGCTGTTAAGCATCCTATTAGAACTGCTGGCGGTATTATGGATTTGGCAGCAGGCACGTTACATAATATTACTCCTAACCATATTGCAGAATGGATTGATAAAGCTGATTGGAATCCTGATGCAAAAGAAAGAGCTGTTGAAACGGCAAATGCTGTAGGTCATCTTTATAAACATAGATATACAACAAGCGAAGGCTTTAAAGAAGCATTAGCTACTGACCCTGTAGGAGTTGCAAGCGATCTAGCAACACTTATTTCAGGTGGAGCAGGGCTTGCAGGCAAAACAGGTTTGATTGAAAAAGTAGCTAACGTAACTGGTAAAGCTGGCGCACCAGAAAAAGCATTAGAAACAGCAGGAAAAATTGCAGAAAACATAAATCCTATTACCGCTACTGGTAATGTTGTTTCTACTGTTGGAAAACCATTGTTAGGCGCTTTGACAGGCGTTGGCCCAGAAAACATAGCAAATGCTGCAAAATCAGGGTTTATTGGTGACACATCTTTTGCAAATCAAATGCGTGGCAATGCACCTATAAATGCACCTTTAGATGCAGCTAGAGCTAATTTAGCAACAATGCAAAAAAACAGAAGCAATGTTTATAGATCAGGAATGACAGATATTACTAGCGACAAATCTGTTTTAAATTTTGATGATATTAATCAAGCATTAAAAGATGCTAAAAATTCAATTTCTTTTGAGAAAAAAGTTAAAGACGATGTTGCTTTGCAAACTCATAATGACTTATTAAAAGAAGTTAATGATTGGCGCAGATTAAACCCTAAAAAATATCACACTCCAGAAGGTTTGGATGCTTTAAAACAACGTATTGGCGCAATTACTAATCGAATTCCATACGAAGAAGCCAATTCAAATCGTATTGGTGGCAATATTTATAATGCTATCAAAGATACTATTTCTAAACAAGCTCCTAAATATGCTGAAGTAATGAGCGATTATCATGAAGCTTCAGATCAAATTAAAGAAATTGAAAAAGCATTAAAACTTGGCAATAAATCTTCTGCTGATACAGCTATGAGAGCTTTACAAAGCATTACAAGAAATAATGTAAATGCTAATTATGGTCAAAGATTAACTTTAGCTCAACAATTAGAACAAGAAGGTGGCAGGCCATTTATTAATGCTTTATCAGGTCAAGCTATGAGTTCACCAACTGCAAGAGGATTGGCTGGAGCACTTGAAACAGGAACAGGAATTGCAAGCTTTGTAAATCCTCAATTACTTCCTATGTTAGCTGCCCAATCCCCTAGATTGGTTGGTGAAGCCCTTTATGCTGGTGGCAGAGGCGCAAGGGTTGCTTCTAAATTAGCGCAAAAAACAGGAATCAATAAAAATAGAGCCAATACGATTGCTGATATATTGCAAAATATAAATAAAACTCAAGAGGAAGAATAATGTCAGTCTTACTATCCCCCATTGGTAATGGATTTCAATTCTTTACTACTACAGGCTTACCTTT